CTGGAAGCAGTGCTTCTGAAGTTTTGGTTGGTTTGGGAAGCCTTTGAACCCGCTTCACAAGGTTGGCTGTCAATGAGGGCATGGGGGCCATTGCAGATGCTGTGTTGCAATCCTCCTCGCAAAGCGTGGGGAGGTACACAAGAGCGGCAAAGCATCACTTCGACCGCTCATGGCATGGAGCGACGCTCTTTTTGAGTGCGGTACCTCAACCGCCATGTCCGGCAGCGGCCGAGGCGCTCTTGCGCCGTTGACGGCCGGCGTGCGGAAGGCGTCAGGCCGCAGAGCGCTTCGCCGCCTGGCGTTGCCGTCGCTCGAATTCTCGGCGCTGCCAGTGGCACATGTGGTCATTGCCGGGTGCCAATGCGGCGCGCTTCTTCTCCGCGTGGGCGACGGCCATATTCACGAGACCGCCCATGACGCTGTGGTGATCGTAGGCGACTGCATCGACCATCAGGCGGCCGCGGGCCGCATTCGCTATCCCATCAACTGCTGCGATCGCTGCATCTCACGGATAGAATCGTACGTAGGGTACGAGAAGCTGTTCCGCCTCAGGTGAGATGAGCTTGTCGCCGATGCCCGGAACCCACCAAGACGTTGAGCCGACGCCGTCGTTTGACTCGCTCTTCACGGTCGGATCCCGGCCGCGAAGGCTGACATACGCCCCCACCAGCATGATCGTGGCGCGCTCGACGGGTTCGGGGAGGTTCGCAGCGTCGTCGTCCGGCAGCACGTAACCGGCCCGGTATTCTACGGTGAGCTGGCCGCCCCACCAGGGCATCACGTGGCCGTCAACGTCGGTGCGCCAGAGCCGCCCGGTGGTGGCGTCGAGGCGGTATCCCGTCCCCAGAACCACATCGGCATTGCTCAGGACGCTGGTGATCTCGACGACGGGACTGCGCGCCAGGATGGGGCCGCCGGCACAGAGATCGGAATCGATGAACGTCTCGCGCACCTCCTCCAGCGCGAACGCGCGCCGGCAGTGGTCCGCGACCACGCGGGACGCATCGCTGATGAAGCGGTTCAGAGTCGGATCGTCGACGACGGCCGGCGAGCATCCCAGCGTCTGGCGGGCCCGCTCGATCGTGGTCAGAGCAGTCGACGTCGCCCGGGTGATCACCTCCAGCATGGCCGATCACCGAGCCTTCGGCGGGCGGCCGGGGCCGCGGCGCACGGACTGCACCGGCTCGGCCTTGTTGAGCGGAGCGGGCGCGGCCTTGTTCTCGCGCGTCGGGGCCGCCTTCACCTCGGTGTAGGGCTCCACGAGGCCATTCCGCGCGAGATCCGCGGCACGCTCATCGGTGACGGTCAGAACCTCGCCCAGACGGACGAAGGCGTGATGGGATCCGTTGTGGAACGGCTTCAGGACTCGGACGTGGGGCACGTCGGCTCTCCAAATGCGAGGGGGCCGGCACATGGCGCCAGCCCCGGGTTATTGCGGTCGTGATTGAGAGATCAGTCGGCGGTGAAGGTGCCAGTTACGAAGCTTTCGGGGCGGAAAACCGCGAGCGCGAGGCGTTCTTCGGCGCGGATCGTGACAAGGTTCATGATGAAGTCCTTGTCGTTCTCCGTCGACACCTCGACGACGGCCTGTTGGCGGTCGAAGACCTGTGCAGCGATGTTGAACGCTCCGACCATGAAGTGATCGTCGGCCATGCTGTTGGTGTCGACGACTGGAAGACCCCAGAGGTTCTTTCCGTTGTTCACCGCCGGGTTGGACCAGATGTAATTTCCAACGCCGTCCTTCGCGAGCTCGATATCAGCCCAGTCACCGGGGCTCATGACGATGCCGGAGGCGCGGAACTCGGCGATCCGCACCTGAAGGATGGCGCGGCGGATCGTGTCGATCTTGGTGTCACCCGTCTTGCGCAGGGCGTTGTTGAAGACCGTCGCCTGCGGCAGCAGCCCGAGCAGGTTCTGGCCCGTGCCATCGCCGGCCAGGAGCTGCTGTTCCTCGACGAACAGAAGGCCATAGGTCGCCCGGGCGTCGATGTAGCTCTGAAGCGCCGGCACGTCGTCGAGCACCTGCTTCGACGCCTTGAACCAATGCGCGAGGGTCCGCACGTTCGCCGTGGCGGTACCGAGCGCGAGGTCCGATTGCGGCTTCAGCGCACCTTCCGCGACCGGAGCGGCATTATTCTGAAACCCGGTCTCCCGAACATACTCGATCGCGTTGCTCGACGTGCGACCGGGCGAGAGAAGGTCGCGGATCGTCAGCGGCCGCTCTGCCGGAGTGATGATGCCGGGCAGGCGATCAGGGCGGATGGCGGCGCCGGCACCACCGGTGCCGCTGGTTGCGCTGGTGATCGTCGTGACCGCCTTCATCTCCATGCGGGCGACGCCGCGACCCTTCTGCGCGAGGGCCTTGAAGTCGTCGCAGTCGGTGAACCGCTCGCCTGCCGACTTGCGAGCCGCACCGTCACCTGGGCGGCGGGCGCTCTTCTGCTCCAGTTCCAGAAGGCGCGCGGCGAGACCACCGGACTCGTTCAGCACCTTGTCGAGGGCCGCCTTCGTGTCGTCGAGGATCTTGCCGTGCGACTTGATCTCGGCGTCGGCCTTGTCCGCGAAGCTCTTGATCTCACGATCGCGCGTTTCGAGCGCGGTCATGATTTCGCGGAAGCCACCGGCTTCGCCGCCGCCCTGGCCGCCGCCGGCATCCTTCCTGCCGAACTTGCGGCCATAGGCCACGTGGGCGGCCGTGAGGCCACCTGGGGTGTGCATGTTCATTGCGGTGCTCTCTATTTGGGGAGGGAAAAGCCGCTGAGGCGGGCCACCAAGGCGCGCGCGTCTGCGGGATCCGCCTGCGGCCCGGCCGTCTCCCGACGACTCCAAGCCTTGAAACCGACGTCGGCGATTGCGTCGGCATCGGAGCGCGCGAAACCCCGCTCCCGCAGGAGCCTCGCGAACTCGCGTTCTGTAGGCGTCTCGCCGGCGGCGAGCTTCGCCTTGACCACGTCGACCCGGGCATCATCGTGCGCGGGGTCGGTGACGATGGATGCTTCCCGAAGATCCAGCGCGGTCAGCGTGCGGATGCGGTCAGCCTCGTTGAAAAAGTCGGCCACAACGTAATAGCCGATCGATGCCCCAGAGATCGCACCGGAGGCCATGCCCCGCATCGCGATCCGGGCATAGGGCGCCACGTCGACCCACAGCGTGCCCTCGCCGTACAACCCCTTGGAATCCTCCTGCAGCACGTCCCACGCGCCGATCGGCTCATCCATCCGATGCTGCCAGCAAATTGGCACCTTCCGGCCGGCGGCCTTTGTCGCCGCGAGGCTCGCAGTGAACGCGCCCGGCGCGACCACCTCGCGATAGGTGTCCGGCGTCCCGAATACGCTGACGTAGCCCGAGAACCGCCCGTCCGCGTCGGGCGCGGCCTTGATGCTGAGCGGGAAGGCGCGGCGCTTCGTCTGCATTATTCATGCTCCCCATTATTAGCCGGTAGCTTCACCTCGCGCGTCGGCGTCACGATCGTCCCGAGCTTTTCGATCGGGAGAAGGTTCGACTGTGCGGTGAGCACGTCGCCGCCCTCGACTGGCGCGCGGTTCTCCAGGCGCCGGATCTCGTTCCGGGTGAGCCATCCGTTCTGCGCGCCGGATGCGTAGAGCTTCGCCCGCGCCTCGGAGTCGGCCCGCAATAAACCTTCCAGGCTGAATTCCGCCCAGACTCGGCCCCGCTCCGCCGGCGCCACCAGAGCGCGGTTCATGCTGGCCTCAATCCGGGTCAGCAGCGGGCCCAGCGACGTCGTGAGCCACGACAACACGATGGTCTCGATGCCCGTGCCCCAGGCAGTGACACCGTTGGCAGCGTGGCCCACCAGAATGGGCGGGATGCCGAACAGGCGGCAGATTTCCTCGATGTGCAGGCCACGCGAGGCCAGCAACTCGGCATCCTTCGCCGGGAGCGCCACCGGCTGCCACGCGAAGGCGTCGCCCTCCAGGATGCCGATCCGGCCGGCGTTTTCCGGCCCCTGCATCGGCTCGACAAGCACCTTGCGGGCCTGCGCGCGCTGCTCCGGCGTAAGAGACGTCTTCGAGGTGAAGAACCCGCCCGGCCGCATCCCATTCGAGAAGGTGCGGGCGGCCGCCTCATCGGTCGCGATGGCCATGCCGAGCGCTTGGCGGCCGTACTGAATCGGCGAGAGGCCGAGATCGCCGCCGATACCAAACGCTCGCAGGTGCCACACCTCGTCCGCGGTGTACGTCTCTCGCCCGCGGGGATCGGAATAGATGTATTCGAGCTCGCCCGTCTGCGGATCTCGCCGCACGGTGGTGCGCTCCGGGCTGAGCAGCGTCAGGGCGCGCACCTGGCCGGCTGTCCGCGTCTTTAGGGCGAACGCATTGCCGAACAGCATCAAGCACCCGACCATCCCCTCGAGGAATTCGACGGGCGTCTGATCCGCGTTGGGTGACAGCCGCAGGATCACCGACAGCGGGTGATCCGGCAGCCGTTGATGCGAGCCGTCCGCTGCCTCGCGGTAGACCGCCACCGGCAGCGTCGAAATGGCCGAGGCCGTGAGCCTGATGCACGCCAGTGCGGTCGCGATCTGAAGCGTGGTATCCGGCGTCACTACCTTGCCGGTCCAGGATCCCGCCCCGGCCCATTCAGCCCAGCCGATCGTGTCCCGGATGCCAAGCGCCCGGCCGATCCTCGCAATGATGCTCATTTACGCCCAGACCATGTTGCTGAGGATGTCGTTCACGTTGGTGCGCGGCATCGCCTCGAAGCGCTTGGCCATCGCGAGCGCCATCACGAGACTCACGCATCCATCGATCCGGACGGGCCCGCGGCCGTTCGATTTGGCCTTGTCGACCTTCACCGAGCCGGCGGGATCTGAGACGGTGATCGCGTTCACGACCGAGGCCGTGAGCACCGGGTGAGCGCCGTGCCGGATGCGGCCGGTAAGGGCGAGCTCCGCAAACCACTCGATCGCCGGCGACATGCTGGCGAAGCCTTGGCCGAACGGTTCCAGCGGCACCGGGAAATCGGCGTCGACTTCCGCGAGATCCGCACGGAAGTCGTCGATCCGCCACCGGTCAAACCCGATTACCTGCAGGTCGAATTCCTGGCTCAGCCGCGCCGCCTGAGCGGCCACGAAGCCGTACCGGATGGTTGGGCCCGGCACGGCTGCCATGAGGCCGGCTTCAATCCAGGCCCGGAAGCGCTCCTGCTCCGCTGGGCGGCGGCCTCCGAGCTGATCCTGAGGGGTCCAGAAGAACGGCAGGACGTCGTAATTCGGGACCGGCTCGTCATCGGGAAACACCAGCACCAGGGCGGTGAGATCGTGCTTCCCGGACAGGTCCAACCCGGCAAAGCATTTACGGCCGGCGAGCGCGGAGCGGTCGACCTCGCTATTGCCCTTCCGCCACGTCCCCAGCGTCACAATGCGCGCCTCCTCGTTGGCGTCGACCCGCTGATTGAGGCGCAGATTGCGAAACGAGGGCTCGAACGCCGGCATGCGACGAGCCCGGAAGGCCGCCTCGCGCATCTCCTGCAACGACAGGTACTTTCCGAGGGCGGGATTGCAGGCCAGCCACGTGGACTCCGCGAACGGATCCGCATCGGGCGGGGCGGCGAGCAGCTGAACGTAGATGGCCGGATCGTCGCCGCGGGCGCCATCGTCGATCATCACTGACAAGGGGTGATCGTCGGTCGGGGCCTGCGTCGAGATCAGCAGGCCGAGGCCTTCGCGGCGTTTGCCCAAGCCGTTGACCAGATTGTCCAGCAGAATCCGGTCCCGGGCCTGCGCGAGCTCGTCATAGACAAACAACGTCGGCGAGAGGCCGTGCGCGCGGCGGGCATCGCTACTCAGCGCCTCATAGATGCTGCCCTTCCCCTGGCCGTCCAGCACCTCGATCTTCTTCACGAACTGCTGGCAATTCGTGCGCACCGCGAACTCGGGCACCTGCTCAACGATTGCTCTACACTCGGCGAAAATCAGCGCCGCCTGTCCGCGGTCGATCGCTGCCGAATAGACCTCGCCACGGACCTCCGCCTCGGGGCCCAGCAGGTGGCAGAGCACCAAGCCGGCGACCAAGCCGCTCTTGCCCTGGCCCTTTGGGCACGACTGGATTCCGATGCGCCTTCGGCGGAGGCCTTTCGCGTCAATATTGCCGTAGATCTGGGTTACGAACTCGACTTGGAACGGCAGGAGGCGCATGCGCTTCCCAGCTAGCGGTCCTTTTGTGACGGGAAGCCATTGCAGGAACGCGATAACCCGCTCCGCGCGGGACAGACCGCTTCGCTCCCACGGAAGGCGGCGTTTTCGCTTCAACAACGCTTCGCGGATTGTCTTTAATCGACTTGCCCCTGGACCACGTCGTCCCATTTCGCCAAACTGCCCTAAAGTTGGTGGAGATTCTGAATTGCCACGCACGCGGTAAGCGCTTGCGTGAATTTCATTCGTTTGAAACTCCATCGCTAAGGAGAGTGCGATGCGCAATATATCTTCTATCTTTTGCTATCATGCATTACCATTGATGGTCTGTCTCGGAATATCGACAGTATCTCAATGTGCATCGGCGCTGGCACAACCTTTTCCGCCTGTCGAGATTCCTCGCAATGGGCCCTGTCCTCCATCGATGGAATCTGCTATCGAGACGTATATATTCGGCAGAAATATCGATCTATTGAGAATTACTTATCCGAACTATGGCACATGGGAAGACACAGAGTGGGACGGAACCTTATGGTGCAGAC